AATGAATTAGTGACAGCAGCAGTATAGTAAGCAAAAGGATTATCAGATTTTGATTCATCGAATTGGAGTCCTATTTGAGTTAGTTGAAGAATAGCCTGCCCACGCATTTCATCATTATAAGTATAGCCTCGAACGTTACCTCTTGTGGCGTATCGTTCGCAGAGTTTTAAAAACATACGGGCTAAGTTATCAGTCATTTTACCATGATCTTTTGAAAACTTTCCAGCCTTCAATCCGCCTTTCCAATGACTCTTACCTACGCAGACAATATTATTGTTCTCGTCAAATTTCCAATGTTGGAATGGTGGAAAGTTTACTTTCTCGTGACTGTCAGCAGTATTTTTTAAAGTCTTTTTACGACCAGGAGCCAATGGCACATGTTCAAAGGTCATTACACGAAATACTATATCAGCTTTGTCAATTTTTTTATAGTCTATTTCAAAATCTTTAGAGGGAAGTTTTTTGTTTCCCGCAATGACCGCAGCTTCATGTGCTTGTTTAGATAGTCTTGCTGCTCGATTCCTTTTAGCTTCTGCTATGGTTCGAATGTTTACTTTTTCTAGATTCGGTATGATTAGATCATACTCTGAATATTCGGGCTTGATAAAACTACAGTAGGTGTTTTTGCTGAGGTGTATCTCTCTTAGCAAATCCTTATTAGTAAGGTATTTGATTTTTGGAGGGCTTATCATATGTTCGTATTACTCCTATTAGAATATAATAATAGCATATTTTTCTTCCGATAAATAGAGTATAGCGGAGAAAATATACTCAAAATGGCATTATCTATCAACCCTTTGGCAAAATTAGTTTCATCAGTTTCGCAACAGGTATCATCTGCTGCAGATTCAGCTAACACAGCACTGCAAGGCGAACAGTTTGCTTCTTTAAAAAATAATGTAAATGATGCGGTTTCTAGACTAAGTGGTGGCATAGGCAGCGGACTAAATGGTATCACAGCTTCAGCTAACACTTTTGCAGCTGATGCTAAAGGAGCACTAGCCGGCATAACTGGCGCTCTAGGTGGTGGAGGAAATCCCATACAGTCTTTGGCATCTAACGCTTCTGCAGCTGCTGGCGGATTAGCCGATGCTGCTGGTAGTATATCTAACACAGCTTCAAACATCGGAGCCAGTCTAAATAAACTAGGCCTTGCTTCAGGAGGTCTTGGAGGCGGACTAGCCAGTTTGGCCGGACAGATATCGTCAGCAGCAGGTGTATTAAACAATTTGTTGAGTGTAGCCAGGGGAAAAAATTTACCAGCAGGAGCAGAATTATTTAGTGCCACTGGTTCTTTCGTCGAGCTTAAAGCGAACCCTGCCAACGACTGGCGTGTAAAATTAAATGCTAACTTTGGTCTATTTGGTAACGCATTTCAGCGTCTTTCTGATACTGGTGGATTCTGTTGGCCTTACTTGCCTAATATCACAGTATCAACTAAAGCAAATTACACTCAGATAGATCCTGTACACAGCATACAACCTTTCTATGCATATAAAAACAGTCAAGTAGATGACATTCAGATCAGCGGTGAATTTTCTGTTGAAACAGAATTAGATGCAGAGTACTGGATACAGGCTACTACGTTTTTAAAAACAGCTACCCGAATGTTTTATGGTCAAGGAGAAAATGTAGGTAATCCTCCTATCATCTGTAATTTAAACGGTTATGGTGCTCGAGTGTTTAACGGAGTACCAGTGATTATTAAAAGTTTTTCAGTTGACTTTAAAGAAGATGTCAACTATATGAAATACAATTCATCTGACGGAGCCCCGACTTGGGTTCCTGTTCTCAGCAATATATCAGTGACAGTGTCACCAATCTACAATAGAAGTAGATTGCGACAGTTTAATCTCAAAGACTACGCTAGAGGAAACACAGTAGCAGGAGCAGGATTTATCTAATCATGGCATCATATAATAAAGTTAGTCCTTATCGAAATACCAAAGAAAACAAGTTGTATCTAGAATTGTTGACTATTAGACCTGTGCCTGCAGAAAAAGACGATTATCTTTATACCATAGAAAATCAATACCAGCATAGGCCCGATCTATTGGCCTTTGATCTATATGGAAATGCTGGTCTGTGGTGGATATTTGTACAACGTAATATGGATGTGATTAAAGATCCTATCTATGATTTTGAACCAGGTGTACAAATCTACTGTCCTAAAAAATCAAATGTAGAAAAGTATATAGGAGTTTAAGATGTCTATTTTTAGAGACATTGGCCAAACATTTTCTAATCTTGTCAGGCCGGACGGATTCCCCGCACTAAACTTACCGTCAGTACCTAATATTTCTACAGGGTCTGCACGAACAATCACAGGTCTACTAACAGGTAATTCGGCAGTATTAGATCCATTCAAAGCAGCCGGTATGAATCAGGATCCGACTAGAACACCCGAAGTTCAAACTTTTGGATTGACCAAACCTAAAGGCGATGGTCCTCCCTACGATAACGTTTTAGAGCAGTTTGCTTCTTATGTTCCGTTGTGGACATTAGCCTGTCTAGAACCGTTTCAGTTTAACGATCCTAGCAGCTATAGAGGAAATCCAGCTAAACTTAAACATATAGTGATATCATCTGCTGGCCGGTATGACAGTCAGAGAGTAAACACAGTAAATGGTGCTCCTGAATATTTTATAGACAACGTAAATTTTACTCATCAATTGATATCAATGAAAGGCAATACCAATGCTAGTGGTCTTAGTTTTGATGTTTATGAACCTTACAGCATGGGTTTATTTTTTCAAAGTCTCAACGTTGCTGCGGTAAATGCCGGATATCCCAGTTACGTTGGTAATGTTCCTTATCTTTTAAAACTAGAATTCTTGGGTTATGACGACAAAGGTAAAGTTTTTACCAGCACAGAAACGTTGGCCAAATATTTTACCATTAAAATTACAAATTCAACAATGAAAGTAGATGAAGGCGGCAGCAAATATAAGGTCACAGCCAGTCCCTATCATCATGAAGGCTTCGCTAATTCTGTAAACGTAGTTCCTAATAATATCAGTCTCTCTGGAGAAACAGTCAAAGAAGTTTTATGCACAGGAAAAAACAGTCTTATGCAGGCTCTAAATTCTGCGCAATTTAGATTAGTTGATAAAAATCAAATAGAATATCCTGATCTATACCAGATAGTTTTTCCTACAGGTTTTGATGATGATGTAGGGTTAGTCAACGGGCTGAGTTCAGAGGAACTTAGAGCAACTATCGTGCCTGATGCAGAAGTTCAGGGAGACACTGCGGTAGTTCCTCCTAGCCTAGACCTAGAAACAGTAGACTTCGGAGAAGGAGAGATAGGAACTTCTAGCCTAGGATTTGATGCACAGTCCGGAGGAAACTATGTTTTTAAAACAGGACCTGACGTTATAGATCCAGAAACCGGAAGGATCCAGCGAGACAAGATGTCTATAGATCCTAAGAGGAGAACCTTTCAGTTTGAACAAAACATCAAGATTACAGATATTATAAACAACATCGTAGCTAGTTCAAAATACTGCACAGAAAGTTTAAGAAACGAGCCCGATCCTCAAGGAATGATAGATTGGTTCAGGATCGATGTGCAAACCCAGATCAGTGAATTTGATACCAAGAGAGCCATCAATGCAAGAAAGTACATCTTTAGAATAGTTCCTTATAAAGTCAATGCTATGATTTTTACCAATCCAACTTCGGCGACTGCGGGATCAGCTGAGTTAGAAAAAATCATAGCCAAACGTTATGACTATATCTATTCTGGACAAAACAATGATTTATTAAAATTCGATTTAGTATACGACGGTATGTTCAATAGAGGAGCATTGGTGACTAATGCTAATGATCATGCCACGATACAAAACACAGATAATCAAGGAACTACAGCTAGTCCTAAGACTACAGCTGAGGTTCAAGAAGGGCCGTCAGCTACAGCAGCAGCCACTGAAACTGGAACAGCTCCAGTAAAAGCCAACTACAAAATTAAAACCGGTACGGCGTCCGGAGACAAAACTGCTGAGCAGATAGTAGCTAATGTGTTTCAAGACAGTTTTGAAGGCGCTTCTAATGATATGATAAATGTCACAGCAGACATCTTAGGCGATCCCTATTATATTTCAGATAGCGGATTTTGTGCAAATTATCTCAGCGACTTCGGTCCTAACGAGCAAATAACTGCCGATGCCTCGATGAATTATGAAGGCTCAGAGATATTTGTCTACATAAGTTTCAGAACTCCGGTAGAACCTAATCTTGGAACCACCGGTCAAGGAGGATTGTATAATTTTCCTAAAGATCAATGGGTCAGCCCTTATAGCGGAATCTATAAAGTTGTGCAGGTAGAAAGTAAATTTAATAGCGGTACTTTTCAACAGACTCTACAGCTGAATAGACAACAGAATCAAAGCATTGATTACAAAGGTAGAGAAGCTATCGAGAAACAGACTCAGCTGTTATATAATACTGATAAAAAAGAACCTCCTAAGAGTAGCCCGGTTGACGATCCTGGTTACAGTGAGTTTGTTTAAAGGAAAACATGAGAGACGGAAGAACATCTAGCAGCGATGGCGCAGGTAAAATAGCCCAAGGTATACTTATGGCTAAGGTTGTTGGATATCTCGATCCGTCCTTCATGTGCGGACTAGAAGTTACTCTTTTGAGAGATCAGGGAAATAATGTTGGCGAAGCCACGCAAAGCTATCAGGTCAAATATGCCAGTCCTTTCTACGGATCTACGGCATTTGAAAATCTTGGACTCAATAAAGCTGATTTTAACGATACTCAGAAAAGCTACGGTATGTGGTTCCCAACACCAGAAATAGGAACTACAGTACTAGTGGTTTTTGTAGACGGCAATCCTGCGGAAGGATACTTTATAGCCTGTGTGCCTGGAAGATTTATGAATCATATGATTCCGGCCATTGGTGGAAGTACAGAGTATGAAATCACAGATGTCGACAAGAAAAAATATGATACCACTCAGCCGTTGCCAGTCGCAGAAGTAAACAGAAAAACAAATACACTAGAAAAAAGTCTATCTATTGAAAAAATCAAAAGACCAGTACATCCTATCGCAGATAGATTTTTAGAGCAAGGTCTTTTAGAAGATGATGTCAGAGGAGTTACTACATCTACAAGCCGACGAGATGCACCTAACACAGTGTTTGGGATATCAACTCCGGGTCCGTTTGATCGACGACAAGGAGCTAAAAAACAGTTTGTTGGAGACAGACAGAATCTCAGCCCAGTAACTATGCCAGTAAGCCGATTAGGAGGAACAACTCTAGTCATGGACGACGGTGAAGATAGATATCAAAGAAAGAAACCAGCCAGTGAAGGTCCAGTAGAATATGCCGACACTCTCGCAGGAGAAAAGGGAGATGCCAATGTTCCTTATAACGAATATTTTAGAGTACGGACTAGAACTGGACATCAAATACTACTGCACAACTCAGAAGACCTAATCTATATAGGAAATGCTCGAGGTACTGCTTGGGTTGAATTGACTAGCAACGGCAAAATAGATATCTATGCGCAAGACAGTATCAGCATCCACACAGAGAACGATTTAAATATACGTGCTGACAGAGATATAAATCTCGAAGCAGGTCGTAATATCAATATTAAAGCTCACGAAAAACTATATCAAGAATCTCTAGGAGACACTAAGATACTGATAGGAGCCAACGGTGCCATAACTACAAAATCAGATCTACATGTAGCTACATCAAAATCAAATTATTTTTCTGCAGGTGCCGAAACGCATACAAAAAGTGGTGGCGGATATTTTGAGACCGCAGCTACTATCAATATGAATGGACCGGCAGCAAAATCAGCAACAGCAGAATCACCATTAGACACACACGATAATCCAGTAACTAGCTCAGAAGAAAAATGGGAAGGAAAAAATAGATATCAGAAAAAAGATCCTCTCAAGAGTATAATGAAGCGTATACCTATGCATGAGCCTTGGCTGTTGCATGAAAATCAATCGCCTAATTTACTAACTCCTGACAATACTGACAGGGAGACATAACATGGCTAAATTATACAATCAAAAAAGTGCAGCTTCAATGAATGCCACAGTCGTTGAATCTTCAAATTCGGTTTTTACCTACAAAGGTTTTAGTTCACAAGATTCTAAAACTGGTTTTAAATCTTACGATATAGACCTAGTCAAACAGGATATTGTAAATCATTTTTATATTCGCAAAGGCGAAAAACTAATGAATCCAGATTTTGGTACAGTAATCTGGGACCTGTTATTTGAACCCTTCACTGAAGATGTTAAAAAGTTGATCGTAGAAGACGTTGAGCAGATAATAAACTATGATCCAAGGATTTCTATAAATGGAGTGTCCATAGACAGCACAGATATGGGTATACGTATAGAAGCAGATATAACATATCTACCATTTAACGTCAATGAGCGTATGGCATTTAATTTTGATAAAGAAAATAAGATTATAAACTGACCAGATAATTTTATCTGGTAAATATGAGATAGGAACCGGCAATGACCACAACAACTAGACAAAATTCATTGATTCTAAACGAAGATTGGCGTAGAATATATCAGACATTTAAAAATGCTGATTTTAAATCTTACGATTTTGAAAATCTACGCAGAGTTATTATAGCCTATTTCAGAGAAAATTATCCAGAAGATTTTAACGACTATATCGAAAGCAGTGAATATCTTGCACTGATTGATGCTATAGCATTCCTAGGACAGAGTCTAGCTTTTCGTATAGACTTAGCCAGCCGAGAAAATTTTTTAGAATTAGCAGAACGTCGCGAAAGCGTCTTGAGATTAGCCAAGATGCTCAGCTATAATGCCAAAAGAAATATTGCTGCCAAGGGATTATTAAAATTTGACACAGTTACAACAACTGAAAATATCTTAGATAGTAACGGGAAAAATCTAGCTCAGCAGACTATAGTGTGGAATGATACTACTAACACTAACTGGGCCGAGCAGTTTGTTACTGTTTTAAATTCGGCCATGGCAGATAACACAGAATTTGGTCGTAGTCAAGGATCTGCAGTTATCGATGGGATCAACGCAGAGCAATATAGATTCAGAACAGCATCAATCGATGTTCCTATTTTTACATTTAGTAAAATTGTAGCAGGACGCCAGATGATCTTTGAGCTAGTCAGTACAGCTTTTAAAGGCAGAGAGGAGATCTATGAAGAACCGCCTACTCCTGGGAATCAGTTGGGATTTGTTTATAGAAATGATGGGCGAGGAGGAACTAGCGCCAACACAGGATTTTTCCTGTTGTTCAAACAAGGAAATTTAGAATTAGCAGATTTTTCAGTAGCTGTTCCAACTACTAACGAATTAGTCTCAGTCGATAGCAATAATATCAACAATGATGATGTTTGGTTGTTTAAGCTCAGCTCGTCAGGTGCGCAACAGGACGAATGGGTTAAAGTACAGGCGCTGACAGGAAACAATATTGCATACAATAGCATAACATCTGATATTAGAAATATCTATTCTGTTATCACAAAAGAAAATGATAGAATAGACCTGGCATTCGGTGACGGAGTCTATGGTAATTTACCTCAGGGAGCTTTCCGAGTATACTATCGTAAGAGTAACGGACTAATTTATCAGATAGCTCCTAATGAAATGCAAGGTATATCTATAACGATACCATATGTCAATAAAGTAGGAGTAGCTCATTCTCTAACAGTTACACTAAGTTTAAAATATACAGTAAACAGTTCTTCAGCAACAGAATCTGTAGATTCTATCAGAGTCAATGCTCCTGCCCAATACTATACACAAAATAGAATGATAACTGGAGAAGATTATAACCTAGCTCCGTTGTCGACTAGCCAAGATATACTTAAAGTCAAAGCGATCAATAGAACATCGAGCGGTATCAGCAGAAATTTTGATGTACTAGATGCCAGCGGAAAATATAGCAATGTAAATGTATTTGCAGACGACGGGTTGATTTATAGATCAGATATAGAAAGATCTTTGTCTTTTAAATTCACAAACAGAATCGATATTGTCAACTTTATACGAAACAGTATAGAGCCGATATTCACTGACACTGATATCTATAATTTTTATCTTACTAAATTTGATAAAATTTTATTTCCTCCTACTGCGCTATGGGAACAAGTTTCAGTCGGGGTTAATCTTAGTACCGGATATTTTAAAAATTCAATTGATGGAAGTAAATTAAAAGTGGGAACCTATACTACGAGTGTTCTACGATATCTTACAGTTGGATCATTGATTAAATTTGTTCCTCCTCCCGGAAAGTCTTTTAAAAACGGTAAACTAGTAGACACAGATTCTCAAGATGCAGAACAACGACAGTACATATGGACCAAGGCTGTAAAAATAGTTGGAGACGGAATAGCAAACAACACCGGTGTTTTAACCGGAAACGTAGGTCCTGTACAGTACAGTGATCTTATTCCCTCAGGAGCGACCGCTTCTAGAGTAGTTCCAAAATTTACAAATAATATTCCTACAGCTCTTGAAAATGAAATGGTAAATTTAATCACAGCTAATTTAAATTTTGGTCTGCGATACGATTATCTAGATTCTCAATGGAAGATTATCACAGCTCCAAATTTAAATTTACTAGATGCATTTAGTCTAGGTAAAGCCGGAGATACTACTAATAGCGGCCTAGACAGCTCTTGGATGTTGGCGTTTATCAAAGAACCTGAGCAATATGTTGTCAACATCCGAGGAACAGACTATATTTTTGGAAGTCTGAAACAAAATAGATTTTATTACGACGATAGTCAGCGGGTTTATGATAGCAGAACTAATACTGTAATCAAAGATCAAGTAAAGGTATTAGGTATCAATCCTGCTGGCGATCTAATAAATCCTCTTAAACAGGACTTACAATTTGAAATTTCAGATTCTATTATTTTTGATGACGGATACCAAAGTACAGAAGAAATAAAAATCACATTCTTTGACAGTGACGACGATGGTGTGATTGACGATCCGGATGCTTTTGATCTTATAGTAGGAACAGCTAACAGCTATCTATTTTTCCAGGAAACAGTAGATTCCTTGGGAAATAAGATCCGACAGTTTGTGGACAATTCTGACGACCATATCCTTATCTATCAAAAAGAAAGTCTTATAAATCCCGGAGATTTTTCAGATGGACAATTGATTTATTTCTATGACATTGATGAAAATTTAATAAAGAGAGTCAATGGATCTTCAAACACATTGACAGTAGAACCAACATATTCTGCGAATCTAGGCAGAGCAAAATTAAAGTTTCAGTACATTCACAATGCTAATGTAGATAGAAGAATAGATCCTAGTTCTAGCAATATTATTGATGTATATCTGTTGACCAGAAGCTACGATACTACCTACAGAAATTATCTAGCCGGTGCAGCGACTAAACCTGAAGCGCCAACTAGTGACGGCCTTCGAGTTAGTTTCGGCAGTAATCTCAATCTTATCAAATCGATCAGCGACGAAATAATCTATCATCCAGTAGAATATAAAGTTTTATTTGGATCTACTGCTGACGTAAAATTACAGGCACAGTTTAAGGTGGTAAAAAATTCTAATAAATTGATCAATGATAATGATCTTAAAGTTAGGATTATCACTGCTATAAATTCTTTCTTTGATATCAATAACTGGGATTTCGGAGATAGATTCTATATCTCTGAATTGATCACGTATGTAATCAATACAGTAGCCCCTGATATATCTAATATGGTAATTGTTCCTCGCCAGGCGTCTCAGAGTTTTGGAAGTTTATTTGAAATACAGAGTAGAGTGGATGAAATTTTTATCAGTGGAGCTACTGTTGACGATGTTGAAATAATACAATCTATAACCGCAGCTGAACTTAGAATTTCAGCAGATTCAATAGTTACTAGTACAGGTCAATAATAATGGCATCTAATTTTTATCCAGACAGTAATCTTCCTATAAGAAAAACCGTAGACCTTCTGCCCGAAGTCTTTAAGACCGAAGCTAATACCAAGTTTATGGAAGCTGTGGTAGATCCTTTAGTTCAGCCTGGACTGTTAGAAAAGACTGTAGGGTATATTGGTAGAAGATATGGCAAGACCTATAATCTATCGGATGTATATCTCGACACTGATCAGACACTTCGATCTAGGTATCAATTGGAACCTGGAGTAGTTGTAAAGAAAGACGGGAAAATTGAAAATTTTTATGATTATCTTGATCTAAAAAATCAGTTGAAATTTTTTGGAAACTTTGATGAAAACGACAGTAAGATCACTGACCAAGAACATTATAGTTGGAATCCTCCCATTGACTGGGATAAATTTGTCAACTATCGAGAGTATTATTGGGTTCCTGAATTCCCTCCATCAGTAGAAATTAAAGGACAATCTCAGCGAGTAGTTAGTACCTATAAAGTTTCTCTAGGACTCACTGACACTTATATTTTTAGTCCCGATGGATTTACTAATAATCCTACGCTAACTTTATACAGAGGACAGACATACAAGTTTCAAATCAATGCTCCGGGCAACGGAATGATTATTCGTACCGCTATCGATACTGGAACTCTTTTATATAATCCTAATCTGCCGTACAGCAAAGATCAATTCGTGATATTTGATGATAAGCTATGGAAGGCCAAACAGGCAATACCAGTAACTGACGGCAGCAGCATAGATGAGAATTCTCAAGATTGGGAGTTTGTTGATGACGTTTATCAGACATCTGCTCTTGATTATAATACAGGTGTAGAAAACAATGGCATAGTGAATGGCACACTGACATTCACCGTACCGTTTAACGCTCCCGATGTACTGTTTTATCAAAGTGCCGTAGAACCTAACAGATTCGGAAGATTTTTAATCGATGATATTGATTCTAATACTAAGATTGATATAGACAAAGAAATACTAGGTAAAAAATCCTATACCAGCAGTAATGGGGTGACATTCACTAATGGTTTAGTAGTTACATTTTCCGGTCAGGTAATACCTGAAAAATATTCTAGGAATAATAGCAAATGGTTAGTTGAGGGCGTAGGCAGTGAAATAACATTGATAGATCTAGACCTTTTAGAAATTAGTCCATTAGAAAAGTCTTCTCCTATAGAAATATTGTTTGACAATTCCGGTTTCGACACCGAGCCATTTGACGATGCCGCCACGTATCCTGCAGCTAAAGATTATATTACTATAAATCGATCAAGCCGAGATCGCAATGCTTGGAGTCGATACAATCGATGGTTCCACCGAAGTGTCTTAGATTTTGCTCACAGTTTTAGCGAATCTAGTTTCGAGGCGCTAGAAACATCCAGAGCTAAACGACCGATTATAGAATTTAAACCAAACATCCAATTGTTTAATCACGGCTCATCAGCCAAACTAGCTGTGGACTTTATTGATAATTTTACTTCTGATATTTTTTCAACGATTGAAGGCAGCTCAGGATATATTATAGACGGAGAATTTTTGTTTAACGGTGCTAGATTGTTAGTTACTGCCGACACTGATTCTACAGCGAATAACAGAATCTATGTTGTGAATTTTATCAAGCATAACAGTAATAATCTACAGATAAGCCTGACGAGAGCTGATGATCATGAACCAATTTCAGGTGAAAGCGTATTAGTTAAACGAGGTAAGAATTCTAAGGGATTGATGTATTATTTTGATGGAACTTCTTGGAAGGCTAGTCAAAAAAAGACTCGAACACAACAACCTCCGAAATTTGATGTCTTTGACAGCGACGGTGTAAGTTTCGGTGATCCAGAAACGTATCCCGTGAGCACATTTAGTGGTAGCGAAATAGTTAGCTATAAACTAGGATCAGGCCCGATAGATACAGAATTAGGTTTTTCTCTGAGCTACCTCAATATCGATAACGTCGGCGACATACTATTTGATTATGATTTTGATTCAGATGAGTTCATCTACAAAATTGACACGCAGATACTGACTAAAAAAGTTGACACTGGATTCTATAAAACAACAAATGATCAAGCATATTATAACGGATGGAAATTATTAGATCCTGACTATGCTCAACCCATATTAGAAACTATAGCAGTAGACAAAGATACAAACCAGATCATTTCGTCGGCGATAGATTGGAAAAATACTTCAACTACAGAAATTAAAAAAATATTGATCTACAAGAATGGACTGTTGTTTAAAGGTTCTTATTCTAGAAATGAAAACACATTTGTCTTTGAAGACCAATTCAAAGAAAATGATGTGGTAGTTTTAAAAGTATTTACAGATGCTGTTCCTGATCAAGGATACTATGAAATACCTTTGGGATTAGAAAAAAATCCGTTGAATACCGAAATAGAAAGTTTTACATTAGGTCAGGCATCTGATCATGTTTCTACAGGGCTAGATTTAATCAACGACTTTGTTGGAATATATCCGGGTTCTAGCAATTTAAGAGATTTAGATGATTATCAGAATCTCTGTAAGAGATTTTTAAAACATTCAGCACCGTCGCCTGTGGCCGCTGCGCTGATTTGTGATAAATCGATCAATATTATTAAATCGATCCAGCAGGCTAAAAAGTCATATACAGATTTTAAAAATAATTTTGTTGATCTCGCATACAAATTATACTATGATCAACAACCTTTAGATTTTGTTGATGTTATACTAGATGAAATTGGAAGAACAAAAAATCCTCAAAGTCCCTATGCCGGCTCTGATATGGTAGGCAATGGAGCATTCAGCGAGCTGCGTTATGAAGTTGAAGACGAAGGAATTAAAACTTTTGCGTTGTCTGAAAAATTTGATCTAGATACTTTAAGTTCTAGAGCTGTATACGTTTATATAAACAACCAACAACTGCTACATGGTTCAGACTATGTTTTTGATTCGACTTTCGGATTTGTAAGATTAACCGTTTCATTAGTCGAAGGCGATGTAATTATTATACGAGAATATGTTTCAACAGCTATAAATTTCATACCGGCAACACCGACTAAACTTGGCCTCTATAAAAAATATAAGCCGATGAAATTTCTCGATGATACCTATGTCGAACCAAAAGAAGTAATTCAAGGACACGACGGAAGCATTACTGTTGCCTATGGTGATTTCCGAGATGATGTTCTTTTAGAATTAGAAACAAGAATCTATAACAATATCAAACAGCACTATGATGAATCTGTGTTTGACATTGATAAAATTCTAGGCGGATATTATAAAACCGGACTTTATAATAAAAAAGATCTCGATAATATTGTAAGTGTTGATTTTCTCAAATGGATCGCTGATACTAATATTGACTATGTAAACAATGTCTTTTTTGACAGCCAAGACAGCTTTACATATACCTATAGTAATATGACTAACCGAGAAGGAACACAGAATCTTCCAGGATATTGGAGGGGGGTATACTCATGGTTCTATGATACAGATCGCCCGCATCGCTGCCCTTGGGAAATGTTGGGGTTCAGTGAAAAACCAACATGGTGGGAAGATGAATACGGACCTGCTCCTTATACTAGCAACAACTTGATTCTTTGGGAAGATCTGCGAGATGGTATTGTTCGTCAGGGCTCGCGCACAGGGACATATGATCGATACAAGCGTCCTACTTTGACAGATCATATTCCTGTTGACAGCGACGGTAATCTTTTAAGTCCAGTTGATTCGGGTCTAGCTTCGAACTTTTCTTTAATCAACAACCAAGGAGATTTTAATCTAGGTGATGTGTCGCCAGTTGAGTACGCCTGGAGGTCCAGCAGCGAATGGCCATTCGCCGTATGTTCTGCGCTTTGCATGTTAAAACCTTTTGAGTTTATCACTGATAATTTTAATAGATCAATGATAACTACGAACAAGATTAATCAAACTATACACAAAAGCACCGGAGTGTTTACAAAGATCGAAGATTTAAAATATGATCCAATAATCGATTCAGTGTCTGGATTGTGTGTATATGTTGCAGATTATTTAAAAACTCAAACAGCTCCGTTGACACTAATTTCAGATAAGATTTCTAATATCGATGTAAATTTAACCAGCAGAATTTCTGGATTTGTTGATGCAGCACAACAAAAATATATCTTAGACAGCAAAAATCCTAAATCTAGTACCAGCAGTATTTTTATACCTCAAGAAAATTACGACATTTATTTTAATCAAAGTTCTCCATTTAATACTATCAGCTATAGTGGAGTTGTCATTGAAAAAATTGAAGGTAGAGGTTGGAAACTGGGAGGTTATGACAGTTTATATCCTTATTTTAATTATTATGAAGCAGTGGCAAGCCAATCTGATCCGTTGATCAGTGTAGGTGGCATAAGCGAGAATTTTTTAGAATGGAATTCTGAAAAGTTTTACGGTAACGGAGTACTAGTTAGATATAGCGGATCTTATTATAGAAGTTTAAAGAGCCATACCGCCGCTGCGAGTTTCGATAGCAACCTATGGAAAAAATTGCCAGGACTGCCATTAAAGAATGCTGTGGAAGCGTTTAACCGAAGAAATTTCAACAGACTGAGATTAAAAAAATTAAATTATGGAACAATATTTTCTAACTTACAGGCAGTTGTGGATTTCTTATTGGGATATCAAGAGTATCTCAAATCTATAGGTTTTGTTTTTGATAGATACGATCCTGAATTAAAGGTCGCGCAGGATTGGACCACTGCCGCTAAAGAATTCATGTTCTGGAGCAAACATAATTGGAGCGGCGGATCGCTTTTGACATTGAGCCCGTCCGCACAATCTGTAGTATTAAATCTACAACTAGGTGTCGCAGACAATCTACTAGATAGTTTTTATGATTATCAGGTGTTAAAGAATGATGGCACACCATTAAAACCACAGTTTATCAATGTTTCTAGAACATTTAAAAATATCACAATAACAACAACAAACACTAACGACGGAATTTATTTTATAAAAATAAATCTGATACTTAAAGAACACGTTGTCATATTCAACGATAGGACAGTATTCAATGATGTCTTATATGATAAACCCACTGGTTATCGCCAAGAAAGAATAAAAGCTAGAGGATTCCGCACTGTCGACTGGGATGGGGATTATACTAGTCCTGGTTTCCTATTTGACAATGTTGATATACAGATATGGCAGCCTTTCACAGATTATAACTTAGGAGATATCGTTGCCTATAAGTCTTATAATTGGACCAGCCTAACGAATCAATTAGGTTCTGCAGAATTTATAGATGCTAATTGGACCAAGTTAGATTCATCTCCTACTAAATCTTTAATAGCAAATTTTGATTATAGAATCAATCAGTTCGAAGATTATTATGAAGTAGATACTCCAGGAGTCGGATCTAGTCAGCGGGACTTAGCTCGTCATGCTGTAGGATACCAACAAAGAGAATATCTGCAAAATCTAGTAGAGGACGAAGTCAGTCAGTTTAGACTCTATCAAGGATTTATCAGAGATAAGGGTACAAACAATAGTATCGTTAAAATATTCGATAAGCTCAGCAGAACTGCGGATGACAGCGTGGTGTTAAAAGAAGAATGGGCCTTTAAAGTTGGTGAACTCGGAGGCATTGATCAAACTGCTGAAATTGAATTTCGTGTCAAAAAAGATGATCTAGCGTTAAACCCGCAGCCAGTACTGCTGTCTACGCAGGCACGTAGTCAAATAAATCAAGATCAATATCTAAGAATATATTCAGATGATTATACAATATCACCGAATTCTTTCGACTTCGCTATCAATCCTACAAAGTATTACGATAAAATAACTAGATCTGCAGGATATACTAATTTAAATCAAGTTGATATAATATTAAAAACACGTGATGATTTATTGTCTCTAAAGATCGATGATATTAAAGAGAATTATCATCTTTGGATTACATTTGATAACAATGATTGGTCTGTTTTAAGATACAACGAATCGACAGCACTAAAAATTGTAGCTGTTAGTCTAGATGACAACGGAGTACGATTACAGTTAAACAGAGTCCACAATTTGTTAGCCGGCGAAATAATCGGTATTACAGAAATTGAAAATCTCACAGGATTTTTCAAAATACTTTCGGTAACTTCATCAACAATTTTAGTAGCGTCCGATGCTACTACTGCGCCAGCAATACAGGATAGTACTGCGGCATCTATTGGTATTTTTACTCCATCTAGATTTAGAAATTATTCAGATCTTGATCTACAAGCCACTGCGATATTAAAACAAAATTCTAAAATTTGGATAGATGATGCCGGTGACAGTCACTGGAAAGTTTTAGAAAAAATCAAACAATATCGAGATTACGAAATAGAAGATTACGGAATAACCACTCCGTTACATGCCGGTACCTCAGTATTATACATAGATACTCTCAAGCAGATGATATCTAGTATTCCGGGTTCTGGGTACGTAATGTCTTACTCAGATAAAATTGCAGCAGGTTCGACCGTACTGGGTCTTAAACAGATAATTCCCCCTCCTACCGGATTCGAATCGGCAGTATCTGGAGTGTTCGGAGAAGTTCTATCAGTAAGTCCAGATTATAGATGGCTAGCGATAGCATCGCCTCGAGCAAGCTCAGTGCCAAACAATTTCATGGGAGAACTGACTAGACGAAGCTATCTGGCCGGTGAAGTGGTAATGTTCAATGGCAAGATGTGGAAAGCATTGACCAATATTCCTTTACTAGACGACGGCAGTTCTATAAACTTCAGCAGTCAGGATTGGCAACCAGCTACAATAATCGAAGCTAACACTTCGGCAAGAGGCGCCGGTTATTATGAACAGGGTATGATTACCTTGTATAGATATTTTGAACAACAATGGGAACCCGTATATAGTTTTGTAAGTCCGAGACCTGATGCTAACGAAAAGTTTGGCAGTGCTGTGTCTATTGGTGTAAGCGGTTCTAAATATTATATGGCTGTTGGAGCCACGGGATCTCTAGGTAATAAAGGTCGAGTTTATATCTATTATTACGACGGAACAGCTTGGAGCCATCTGGAAAACACCAAATATTCAGGATTATATAATCCTGGAGCGGTATTTCAAGGAAGCTTTTCTAGTGATACACTGACAGTTAGTTCGATAACTGCCGGTAGAATCACTCTAGGTATGCCAATATCTGGAACAGGTATTCCTCCTGGTACAACTATTACGAGATTTATATCAGGCACTAGAGAAGGAGTCGGATTATATCAAGTTGATTTTGATGTGACTCCGTCACCAGTAATTATTTCTAGCACTACAATTATCGGGACTCAGATATATCCCAAAGGCTCCATTGTATGGGCTGAAGGAGATTTATACGAAGCGTTGTACGACAATCAGGGAGATGGTAGTACACTAAGTATTTTATCAAACGAATGGATTAAATTAGATCCTGTAGCCACACAATGCAGTCTGCCAGTTTCTGCTGCGATTGATGATGACGGTTCGACACTTTCATCCGGAATACTAACTGCAGATCATCTCGCAGAGATAGTCAAGGAAGGTGATCAGTTTGGGTCAAGTATGACTATGAATCGCGATGGTAGTATACTGGTCATAGGAACGCCAATAGGCGACGATGAATATTTTGAAAATTATAAAGGTAACTGGAGAGAATACGAAGATTATTCAACCGGCGATGTTGTAAAGTATCAAGGAACCTATCATCGTCTAACTGATATAGATCCAGATCCAGATTCTGTTACAGTAAGCAAGGGACAGCGACCAGATGACGGGTTGCCTTGGATCAATGTCGGCGACAGCACGTACAAGATCACAGGTAAGATATTCATCTACCAACGAACCGGTCAGATATATCAACTTAAACAAACGATTACTTCTCAAAATCTTTCAGATTTAAATGATATAGGTACAGAAGAAATTATAACCGAAGGAGATAAATTTGGTTATTCTGTAGATATAGATTTGTCCGGAACTGTATTAGTAATCAGCGCACCAATGGCTGATATAAATTTACAGACCAACGGAGCAGTTTATGTATTTGAAAAATCTTCTTCAGGATTTGAATTTAGATTAAAACAAAAGTTACAGAGCTACGAGCCCTATACCAATGAATTTTTTGGTTCTTCAGTATCGATTAGTGGATCTACAGAGCGAATCGCGATCGGTGCAAAAAATTCAGCTTACAGGCTAATAACAAGATTCAGCTCTGGAACCACTTTCGATAAAAATAAAACACAATTCTCTGAGTCTCAGGGATATCCTGGACAGGTCTATGTCTATGAAAGAAAAGGTGATAGATATTTCTTAGCTGAAAAACTAGATCCTGATCTAGCAAATAATGAATCGTTTGGACATTCTGTTGACTGTACTGGCTCTGCGATCGCAGTAGGTTCACCTAATTATGAAGTAGACGATGTTAGAATTGGAATTGCGAGATTATTTAGAAAGATAGATGGAGTTGACAGTTTAAAAACTATTTCAGACGAATCTAAATTGATCGATATTGACAAGATTAAAAATATTGAACTTTACGACACACAGAATAATATTAAATTAGGTGATATTGATATTGTAGACGGCTACAAGATGAAAATATTAGGAGTGGCCGATCAAGAAATAAAATTTAAAACAGTTTACGATCCGGCAACTTATATCATAGGAACAGATGATCAGACTGTTGATGATCACACTGCATGGTTTGAAAAATATGTAGGACAAGTGTGGTGGGATCTAAGTAAGGTAAAATTTATCAATTATGAACAATCTGATATTGCTTACAGAATCGGAAACTGGAATGTTCAAGCAGAAGGATCTAGCATCGATGTCTACGAATGGATAGAATCTGTTCTACTACCTTCCGAATGGAGCTTGCTTGCAGATACAGTAGAAGGGTTAGCTCAAGGAATATCCGGTCAGCCCAAATATCCAGACGACAGTGTTTTAAGCTATAAGATTTTCACTAATCCTACTACTGGATTAGAAGTAGGAACGAAATATTATTATTGGGTAAAAAATAAAACTACAATTCCTGCAACCAATAACAGAAAGCTCAGTATAGCTACTATTAGAGATTACATTGATAATCCTATAGGAACCGGAAATCCGTTTGTAGGAGTTATTGATGTTGATAAATTTTTATTTTTTAATTTTAATGGAATAATAACTACCGATTCGGTATTATTCAATATTGAATTTAAATCCGACGATAAGGCATTAAATCATTATCACAGAGAATATCAATTGCTTACTGAAGAAGTAGCAGATTCCGTTCCTACCGCTTCTATAGAAAGAAAATGGATTGACAGTCTGGCAGGATATGATGAAGCTGGTAATGCTGTTCCTGATCCTAAATTAGCACCTAAGCAACGTTATGGTTTAAAGTTCCGTCCTAGACAAAGTATGTTTGTGGATAGTGCTAAAGCATTAAAAATAGCTATCACTAATATCAATGAAATTTTAAAAATACGCCCCTTTGCAGATCTAATCGATTTTGAATACCTAAATCTCAAAGATGAAATACCCGGTGTAGGCTTAAATCAATATGATCTCGAAGTAGATTCTTTGATAGATTTAGAACAAGTAGGTACAGCTAAAATTAAACAAGCTGAGTTGCGGGCCAACATCATAGACGGTGAAGTTGACACGATTGATATTATAGATCCGGGATTTGGGTATCGTGTAGCACCATATATCGTGATCGATGGTGACGGTGTTGGCGCTAAAGCTAATATTACTATCGACGGTCAAGGCCGTGTAGTTACAGCGACGGTTACTATAAAGGGAAGAAAATACATTTCGGCTGTAGTAAAGATACGAGCATTTTCTGTGTTGGTGTCCAATGATAACTCTTTAAACAATTTTTGGAGTATCTATAGTTGGGATGACATACGTAAAGGCTTTTATCGAAGCAAGTCTCAGGGATTCGATACCACACGTTATTGGGAATATACAGATTGGTGGCAGGAAGGTTATGGACCATCTCAGAGAATCGTTAAAGAGATCGAAGGGTTATATGAAGAACCTGCAGTATCTATACAGCCTGGGGATCTACTTCGAATCAAAGAATATGCCAACGGCGGATGGGCCGTAATAGAAAAAGTAGAAGATGGCCAGGGCACACTATTAGGAAATTATAATCTCGTTGGCAGACAAAGCGGTACTATAGCGATCAAAGATATTTTATATAGTGCTATTTCAGGCGGCATAGGCTACGATAATAATGTTGCGTATGATGCTAATTTGTTCGATTTACAGCCAGTCAAAGAGTTGAGAATAATATTTCAGGCAGTCAAAGAAAATATTTTCGTAGATGATCTAAGAGTTGAATGGAATAAATTATTCTTTAGTTCTGTGAGATATGCACTTTCAGAGCAACAGTATGTTGACTGGACGTTTAAGACCAGTTTTTTGAATGCTACTCACAATGTGGGAGATCTTGATCAGCGCCCCACATACAAGAATGATAATCTAGATAGTTTTAGACAATACATTGAAGAAGTTAAACCTTATCGAACCAGTATAAGAGAGTATACTAGCCGATATACAGAAATAGAACCAGTAGCAGCAGCCACGACAGATTTTGATCTTCCCCCGGCTTACTCGGCTAGGGATGGCAAGATATTGCCAGTGTCTCCGGCCTACAACAGATTTGATGAATATCCATGGAAGAGTTGGTTTGACAACAATGGATGTAGCATCATTGAGATTACAATATCTGATGGTGGAGAAAATTATACTTCTGCCCCCACAGTAATTATTGACGGAAATGGAACTTCGGCATCCGCCCAAGCATTCATTTCTAACGGTGCAGTTAGTGGTATTAGGGTGTCTAATGCTGGACAAGGTTATACTAAAATACCTACTGTTTCTTTGGTAGGAGGCAATGGTTCCTCTAATAGAACAGCCAAGGCTGCCGCAGTAATGGGGAATTCTAAGACTAGATCATTTAATCTAGGCATTAAATTTGATCGGATTGAAAAGATAGGAATTTATTCAACTTTTACAAATTCTCAAACGTTTACTGCTACTGGAAATACTGCGGTTTTTGAATTAGATTTTGCTCCTTCTATAGATAAAAGTAAGATATCTATAACAAAAAATAGTCAGATAGTAATACCTAACGAATATCAGATCAATCTTTACAGAAGTAGTATTGATACTTATAAATTGATCAAAGGTAAAATAAGATTTTTAACCGCACCTAAAGCCGGTGATGTTATAGTAGTCAACTATGAAAAGAATGACGAGTTATTAGATAGCGTAAGTCGTATCCAAAGATATTACGCTCCAACCGCAGGAATGAAAGGCAACGAATTAAACCAGTTGATGACCGGCGTTGACTACGGCGGAGTGCAGATACAAGGAACTACCTTCGATGTGACTGGCGGTTGGGATGCGTTACCGTGGTTTACTGATAATTGGGATTCTATAGAACCAAATAGCGACTTCTATTATGTTGTCAACGGCCGTATCTACAGAGAATACAATCTAGACAGTACCAGTTACATCAATTATCAAGCCGGCGAAGTAGTAGAGTTGAACGGGATATTTTACAGGGCCATTGAGGCTAATTTCAACAAGGATCCTATTGAATTTGTTGATATCTGGGAAGAATTGACAATATCATTACCTTATGTACCAGAATCTGGACAACCTATCAGTGTTTACATTAAACGCAGTAACGAAACTCGAGCTACTAGAGTAGACGATCCTTATTTTAATGTCTACGACGGCTCAACAGTTCAGCCCAATGGAAGAGTATCTGCACCAGCAACTGCAATACTGAATACGTTTATCGGTGACGGAGTTTCTAATAGTATACCTATTCAAAACTATACTACTCTGTTTGAAGGTGATACTATTATCGTAAGAAAACTAGACAGTGATGGCTCCGTAACTATAACAGACGTGAATCTGTTAGATACTAGAATCAGCGGAGGATCATTATCAAACATACACGGTGCATATGTAACAGCCACAGGATTGACTCCTGAAGAAATAGTCATAGATGGAGATAAATTTGTAGCTCCAGATCAAGTTCCTGCTCCAGAAGAAAATGTGCCCGGACAAGTGTTAGACAGTCTTAGTATCAAAGTCTGGAACGTCACTAGCCCAGGTGCCGCTCCATTGCAGAACAAAGTCATAATTTCAGATGGTGTTACTAAAGAGTATGACATTGGATTGACCATAGCAGAATCTAGCTCAGTTCTAGTTTACGTAGATAAAATCAGGCAAGGTGCATCTCTAGCAGATAGCAGTATCGATTATACTATAAATTATGCTAACAATACCATAGAATTTTTAACCGCACCTGAATTCGCTAGTATTATAGAAATAATATCAGTGGGTATGGGCGGAATAACATTGTTAGATTATCAGGAATTTACCGCAGACGGCGATACTACATTATTTTTAACCAAAGCAGTTTATGATCAGGTCACTGATATACTAGTCACAGTAGATGGCGAAGTTTTTGTCACTGGACTAGTGAACAGCAGCGAGTTTATAGATACTAAAAATCGTGCAATGGCACAGTTTGGAATTGCACCCGAAGATGGTAGTGTAGTAAAAATAATCTGTTTCGGTTCTTCTGTAGTCAGCGATTCAACTGGATTACCCTTTATACGTATCAATAGACAGACTGTGATCTATGATGGCAGCACTCGAAATATAGACCTTGATAGATTTATAGATTTAGGTAGATCTTCTCCTTTGAGTTCGATGATAGTCGAAGTAAACGGAGAGGTTTTAGAAAGCGTTGATACTCATTATGCTGTCTACGATGGTACTAATAATCAAATAGTTATAGCGACTGATCCTAATCAACCATTTGGTGTAGTTACCAGCGGATTTATTAAAGTTTATATCAATAATGTTCTACAGAGATTTGTTATAGATTATACATTCGACGGTAACACAAATATAGTATCAATATCTTCGAGCAGACTGACTATAGGTGATGTTATCAAGATAGAGAATAATTATGCAGTGAAATATTCTATAGACAATAATAATTTAGTTTTAGATCCTTCCTTGGTGTTATCTATAAATGATGTTATAGAAATAACTTGGTTTTCTGAATATCCAACTATGGATATGATAACTGATGAATATACTGGTGGAAAAGTAAATTATCTACTGAGTAGAACTCCGTTAGATATAAATTATATCTGGATTTACAAAAATGGAACTAGATTGACTCGAGGATTAGATTACACTCTAAGTTTGCCGAGATCTGTTGTATATCTTACTGAAGAGACTACAGAGTTAGATAGAATTAGAATTGTACAATTTTCTAATATAGTTTATCAGCAACCAAAGGCCTTTGAAATATTCAAAGACATGTTGAATAACTACCATTACAAACGATATAGCAGAAATAATAAAATTACCTTAGTTAAAGATCTTTATTATTATGATACTACGATAGAAGTTTCAGATTCTAGTCTGTTGACTGATCCTATTCCTAGTAGAAACATACCGGGAGTGATTTCTGTCAATAATGAAAGAATAGAATATATGCAAAAGATTGGAAATGTTTTGTCACAGCTAAGAAGAGGCAGCCTCGGAACAGGCATTGCAGAACTTCATGTTAGCGGTAGTTATCTTGTTGATGTAGGAGCAGCTGATACGCTGCCTTATGTAGAAACACAAGAAACTATTGATTTTTTCAGTGACGGCAGTTCTTTAATAATAGGTCCTTTAGAATTTGTTCCATCTAAATCTATTAGAACTTCGTGGTACAGGGAGACGATTCCTTCTACACACGGTCCCTGCGATGAAATTGAAGTATTTGTAGCAGGTCGTAGACTTCGTAAGAATCCCATCGATGTATGGAATAACAGTATCTCAGCTAGTAGTCCCTATGGAGACGAGCAACAAGAGGCAGAGTTTTCTGTCGACGGGGGCACAGCCGCTGTTAGATTGACCCAGACAGTACCGGCAGGAACTAAAATAGTGATCATAAGAAGACAGGGCAGAATTTGGTACGAACGAGGCCTAGCCACGGCTAGCAGAGGCGTATCGCTGCTTTCTAATGAAACACCGATAGCCCAATTCATAGCTAAGAAAGGGTCAGAATTACCTGAATAAATACACTATCATGACTAATCAACAAGAGCAAAATATGCCGAAAACACAAGAATCTAATATTAAAAAACGACCCGACGAACAGGCCGGCTTCCATTTTGAAGGGCACATCAAGATTTTTGATCCCGAATCGGGAGAAGTTTTTATCGACAAACGCAACGCTATCCATTATGAGAATATGAGCGTGGCGATGGTAAATTCTTTGAGCAATCAAGGACAGGGAACAATATATGAAATGGTGTTCGGTAATGGCGGAACTACGGTTGATCCAACCGGGCTGATAACCTATCTTACTACAAATACTGTAGGAGTGAATACCAGCCTTTACAGTCAGACTTATACAAAGGTAGTTGATCAAAACTCCGCAGAAAATACAGATCCTGTTAGAAACAAAATGGAAATACGTCACGTCAGTGGAGCTACTTATAGTGATATTCTAGTGACCTGTGTGTTAGACTACGGCGAGCCCGACGGGCAAGAAGCATTTGACAATAGTCAAGATATGAGCGGAAATTTTGTATTTGATGAACTCGGATTAAAATCTTATAACCCCAATGGAGATGGAAAACTGTTGACTCATGTGGTTTTCCATCCTGTACAAAAAAGTCTAAACAGGCTGTTACAGATAGATTATACTATTCGTATCCAGAGTCTAACCAGTTTCAGTGAGGTATAAAGATGCCATATATTGTAAATTTCACTGACAAAGATAACAAATTACCAATCACGGTCTACGATAACACGTCTAGCACAGACACCAGTTTAACATTTCCTGGAAGAAACGTTACAGGATACGGACAGATTATCGCCGAAAACTTTTTGGCCATACTAGAAAATTTTGCTAAAAATTCTGCTCCGATAAATCCAGTAGAAGGTCAACTATGGTATGACACATCAGAAAATATCCTTAAGATATGGGATAGCACTCTATGGAAATCCGCCGGTGGAATTCAGAAGGGCAGTGTTGAACCTCCCACTGAAGATTCTAAAGTTGGTGAGCTATGGGTAGACACAACTAACCAACAATTATATGTGTATTCCGGAACAAGATGGATCCTTGTAGGTCCTAATTTTTCCACAGGACTACGAAGCGGACCTATAGTAGAATCGATCATTGATTCGGATAACGAGACACAGGTAGTTTTAACTTTCTATGTAGAAGACGTACCAGTAGCAATCGTATCTAAAGAAAATTTTACACCCAAGATTTCAATCTCTGGATTTCCACAGATAAAATCTGGATTCAATCTAACAGATTTAGATGTTGGCGACGATACATTCGCTACTAAAATTTATGGTAATAACACCGCAGCAGATTCTTTAATAGTCAATGACATTGAGATTGCCGCAGGAAAATTTTTAAGATCTGATATTATCAATACCACAGAATATGGTATCAATATTAGAAATAATCAAGGTCTAACAGTTGGAGTCAATGGAACATTTAATATAACTACCAGCGATACTACAGCTACAATTTATAACAGTGCTTCTGGTAGTAGTATAGATTTGCAAACAAATCGAGAAGGAACTCCTACAACTATTTTAAGAATTATAGATAATACAGTGGGAATAAATATTGCTCTTCCTCAAGAAGCTTTAGATGTAGACGGAAATATACGATCTAACAGCTCATTGATTCTCACAGATACGTCTCCCAGCACAAATTTTAATAATGGTACTATAATTACAGCTGGCGGCGCAGCTATAGCAAAAAATCTTTTAGTAGGCGATGGCCTTACAGTTACGAATACCGCTAACTTTAATAACATACAGCCAAGTACCACAGACAGCTTCGATTGCGGAACAGAATTAAAAAGATGGAATTCAGTTCACACTAAAACATTAGTAGCAGAAAATATCGAAGGCATACTGAACGGTAATATTGTTGGTAATGCTTCGACCGCAACTAATCTTCGATATACTTCAACGTTTAGGATCGAAGGAGATATAACATCTCCTGATATTCAGTTTGACGGATTAGTAGGAGGTCTGACAAAGATTTTTAATACACAGCTGACATCAGGAATTATCAGCAGTAAATCCGAACCCAATCCAAATGTATCTGTAAGAGAAGACACTATTCTGGTATTTAGACCCGGCACTGGTCTTATTAAAGAAACTAGAAATACTTTTATGGCTGATTTAGCTGTGCCTATTGGAGCTATAATGCCCTACGCAGGATCCAATCCTCCTTACGGATATCTATTGTGTGATGGCAGTGAAGTTGAAAGAACAAAATACAGTGATTTATATGACATTATAGGAACTACATATAATGGAGCTACTCCGTTGATAGGAGTTGGAACTTATCGATTACCTGATCTAAGAGGAAGATTTCCGTTAGGTAAAGACAACATGGATAACGGAAACACAGTACCTAATACCACAGGTGGTTATGTAGACGGTGGCGGTGGCAACGTTGATAGAGTATCAGGAACTGCCGCAGATAACCTAGGTGAAGGTGGAGGTCAGAATTCTAACTCATTATCAGTTTCTAATTTACCAGATCATGAACACACTATGAAAGGATCTACTGGACAGCAGTATTATGCAACTAGGGTAGATTCGGCCATTCCTACAGACGTTGGTTCAGTATCAGGAAAAGGTCCTACAGCGGTCAGTCAAAGTCAATATATTCCCAGCTCCGGCGGGATTAAAACTTCTGGATCACTAGGCGCTGCATTTTCAGTAATGAATCCATTTTTAACTGTCAATTATATAATTCATTCTGGACCACCAGCATTCTAAGGTAAAGACTATGGCATATCAAATCAATAAAACAGACGGAACGATATTAGCGACAGTAGCTGATGGGCAGATAGATAATTTGTCTAGCGATATAACGCTTATCGGAAAAAATTACAGCGGGTTTGGCGAATCAATCAATGAAAATTTTGTTAAACTATTAGAAAACTTTTCGAATACGTCTGTACCCGAACATCCAATCAGAGGACAGATATGGTTCGATGTCACTGAATCAAAATTGAAAGTATACAATGGTAACGGATTCGTTCCAGTAAGCTCTGCTACTATCGCAACTACACAGCCGTTGAATTTGGGTGTAGGAGACCTGTGGTTTAATAGCACAGATAAACAGTTATATTTCTATGACGGCACTACTACTATTTTATTAGGACCGGATTATTCAGTTAGTCAAGGACTCAGCGGTCTTCGTGTTTCAAATATACTAGATAGTTTAAATCAAAACAGAGTAGTAACTTTTCTTTACAATAATGGAGTCCTGTTAGGAATCTTTTCGAAAGATGCATTTACTCCCAAGATTGCGATTGACGGATTCGATGGCAGCATTATTCCGGGATTCAATGCTGGAAGCCTTAGTGGATTAAAATTCGATGTAACGGTCACAAATTCAGATGCACTCGGCGGAGCAGCAGCCAGTTCCTATGTGAGAAATGATACTTCTAACATCATCAACGGACAGTTGATACTTACATCAAATCTAGGACTAATCATCGGTGATGCTAATCAAGGACAGTTTCTTGTACAGACCGGCGACCTAACTCTGGCTAATATTGCGTCAAACAAAGATATTACGCTGATAGTTAGAAAAGATGTCAACCCAGAAAATGCTATTAAAATTAGATCAGCATCTAGAGTAGTTGATATCTACGAAGGATACGCAGATAGTCAGGTTGAGATAGGCGGAAGTGCTGTTGTTTCTGGTAATCTTACAGTAAGAGGAAGTTTAACTATCAACGACGGATCGGTGACCACGGTTAAAACTACTGAATTGTTAGTTGAAGATAAAGTTATCGTTCTTGGCGAGACCGGTGATAGTTCTTATAATACTGATACGGCTGCGAATAGAGGTGGTATTATATTAAAAGGCGGTGACGCTAAAGAATTTTTATGGATATATCAAGGTGCCGGTACAGGTGAAGCTAACGACGCATGGAACAGTTCTGAACATATAAATTTAGTTGATAAAGAATATAAGATCAACGGAGTTACAGTTTTGTCAGCTACTTCGTGTTTTTCTTCAGCATTCCCTAATTTGAATAACGTTGGAGCATTGATTAGTTTAACTGTTGATGATTTTTATGTCAACGATAATGTCATTCAGGTAACTGCCCCCAATACTGATCTTGAATTAGATATAAATGGTACAGGTACATTAAAATTAAACGGATCTAAAATTACTGACTTACCAGATGGATCATTAAATGCCTATGCAGATTATAGTAATAACACAGACGCTGCCAGTAAAGGTTATGTAGATTACAGTATAAAAGGACAACCTATTGTTTTAAGTATGGATATATCTGATGGTATATCTAATTCTGGCATCGCAGCGTTTATTGAACAGATAGCACCTGCAGCAACTTATAGAGCTGGAACTATTGCTAAAGTTCTTTGCAGTTTCTTGGTGAACGGTACTACAACATTGAACTTGAATCCGCTGATAAACATTTCAACATCCACATTTAGTACTCCTTCGGGAACGGCTCCTGCAGTTACAAACGTAACTATATCTTCTGCCACAGTGGCAGCTCCAGGATTGTCAGTATCGAGAACAGTTAAAACTTTTCAAATCATCAGCGGTTCGTGGAGTTTTGTACCATGATAGTAAATTTTTTGGAGCGATAAATGTCCTATGTAATCAATAAAACCACAGGTGTACAGCTGATAGTTCTAGAAGATGGAACCCTCGATACCAGCACCAGTCTCGGGCTAGTAGGTAGAAATTACACAGGCTATGGCGAAATACAAAATGAAAATTTTGTTTATCTCTTAGAAAATTTTGCCAACGATGCTGCGCCAGCAAGACCATTAGAAGGTCAGACATGGTTTAATACTGTGTTAAAAACTCTGAATGTTTATAATGGTTCTGATTGGGGTCCAGTAGGATCTGCAGTAATTAGCAGCACACCTCCACCGGGGTCGGAAGGTACTTTTTGGTTAGATTTAGACACAAAACAACTTTATGTTTTTATAGAAGGTGTATGGAAGTTAGTAGGACCTGAAGCTGTACAGGGATTTGGTGAGACAGGAACTAAGGCTAGAGATCTTTTCGATTCTGATGGAATTAAAAGACCAGTGATCGTAATAATTATTGATGATCAAGTTATGGCTATTATAGCTAGGACAGCATTTACCATTGCCGAATCAAATTTTATCCCTGGCTTTTTTAATCTCTTCCCTGGAGTAAATTTTCATTCATCTTTTAAAGTTTACGGAAATCTAGAAGGTAATGCAGCATCCGCGACTAAACTCGAAATCCCAAGACTTATAAACACAGTTCCGTTTGATGGACAGACTGATATTACAATAACAGCCACTACTAATAGAACATTGACCAGAGGAAACTATCTTACAGGTTCGAATTTCGATGGTGCAACAGCTACGACATGGGCAGTAGATGCTAGTCCAAATAATGTAATTGGAAAAGTTGTTGCCAGAGACAGCGCAGGAGATTTTGAAGCAGGCACGATAACTGCAAATCTTATAGGCAATGTTACAGGTAATGTCACAGCCAATATTGGTACCAGCACTTTTTTCAGAGTAGAAGCACAAGAATTTGTTGGAGCATCTTTAACCGGTAATGCTAATACTGCTACAAAATTAAAGACAGCTAGAGAAATCAACGGTGTGTTATTTGACGGATCAACTAATGTCACCGTCCCCTCTGCTGCCGGAACTCTTACAGGTGACACACTGGCAGCAAATGTTGTAAATCTAGGTCCGTTAAATGCTTTTACGGTAGCAGATGCTGGCATCACTGTGGGTTCAGAAATGCACCTATTTAATAATCTAGGATCTCAGCCTACGCTTCGATCAATAGTCAACAATCTAGGATTAGTATTAGAAACCGCAGATTCAACCCAGAACGGTAACTATACCGGAATTAAAATTCTCAGTACTGCATCGGCAGTATCTGCAGGTAACACCGCCAACCGCCCTGCGGTAGTTCCTTTTGAAAACAATGCTACAGATCTAGGTATCGGTAGTCGCAAATGGAATACAGTCTATGCTAACACATTCTCTGGAGTGGCTACATCGGCACAGTACGCAGACCTAGCTGAAAATTATCTAGCTGATACAGAATATTCAGCTGGTACTGTTCTTGAATTCGGTGGAGAATTTGAAGTGACGGTGGCTAAGGACGAAACTCGAAGAGTTGCCGGAGTAGTTACTACTCACCCGGCATATCTAATGAATTCTGAGTGCAAGGGTGAATTTGTTACCGCCATAGCTTTACAGGGTAGAGTACCTTGTAAAGTTCGAGGAAATATCCGCAAGGGCGATATGCTAGTCAGCGGAGGAAACGGTTTTGCTAGACCCACACAAGATCCTAAAATCGGCACGATTATAGGCAAGGCTTTAGAGGATTTTAACGGTATTTCTGGCATTATCGAAGTAGCTGTAGGCAGACTTTAAAATGTCCAAACTAGCGATAAATAATAGCGACAATGGAGTTGATCAATGGCATATCAAGTAGATAGATTTAATGGAACATTTTTAGTATCTGTAGATGATGGTACCATTGATACTACCACCGATTTACGATTCGTAGGTAAAAATTATGCGGGATACGGTGAAGTACAGAACGAAAATTTCCTACATCTTTTAGAAAACTTTTCTAATACATCTGCACCACCTAAGGCTGTCATTGGACAGATTTGGTATGACAGCGGAAATAAAAAATTACGATTCTATGACGGTACAAGATTTCGAACAGCCAGCGGAGCAGAAATAGGTCCATCTGCACCATCCGGTGCGCAAACTGGTGATTTTTGGTTTGATACTGGTGCAGAACAGTTATATGCTTGGAACGGAACAGAATATGTTCTAATCGGTCCAGAAACTGCACCTGATCTCGGAGCTAGCGCAGTAGTTTCACAGGTAGTTAAAGATACCCTAGGAACAAATCATACCATAGTAAAGCTGCAGTCTGGCGGCGATGTGATGTCCATAGTTAGTAAAGATGCATTTACTTTAGACAGTTCGATAAATCCTATTACTGGATTTACAGCGATCAAGAAAGGTCTAACGTTAGTCAACACCAATGCTACTACTGGAGTTACATCCACAGACCATTATTATTGGGGAACTGCTAGCAATGCTGCTAGATTGGGCGGATACCTAGCATCTGAATATATTAGAACAGGTGAAGTTTCTTTTACAGAAGAAATTCACTTCAATGACAGCGGACTTACAGTAGGCGGTGACAATCCATCACCAACTAATGATTTAGTAATTCGAATTGAAAACGGTGACGAGCCAGTTATTATTTCAAGACTAGGAAATCCTCTTACCTTCCGTGTAAGAGTCAGCGACAGCGATTTTAGAGAAGTATCTTGGACCACTACAGGACTAGTTCCTGGATCTAATAATTTTTATTCTCTAGGTACAGCATCAAACAGATGGTCTAATATTCACTCTACAACATTTACAGGTAGTGTTACTGGTAATCTTACTGGAAACACTACTGGTATTCATACTGGTACAGTTGTAGGTAATGTTACTGGCGATCTTACAGGAAACTCTACAGGAACACATACTGGCAACGTTGTCGGAAACGTAGCTGGAACAGCCACAAACGCCCTGACACTAAACAGTCTAGCCGGCGAACAGGCAGCGGTAGCAACATCGATAGCAGTTAGAGATAGCAATGCTAATATAACAGCTACGAGATTTATCGGTGTTGCAGATAAAACCAATAGATTAAGAATAGATGATTCTGCTGTCGATACTGATGCATATAAATCAGCAAAGACTACTGCTGCAATAGATACCATAGCCGCTAGAGACAGTTCGGGAAATCTAACAGCCAATGTATTCAATGGAACTGCCACAGCAGCTCAATATGCAGACCTAGCTGAAAAATATCTCACAGATCAAGAATATACTACAGGTACAGTGGTAACAGTGGGGGGTTCCGCCGAAGTTAGAGCGTCGGTGTTCGGCGATAGAGCTTTAGGAGTTGTCAGCGCCAATCCTGCGTACATGATGAACAAGGATTTAGAAGGCGGAACATATATTGCACTTAAAGGTCGTGTGCCAGTTCGTGTAGTTGGTGGTATTAAAAAAGGTGACAGGCTGATAGCCAGCGATAATGGCTGCGCTGTGGTTGCAGCCTTCCATAGTTTTCCAGATGTTTTTGCTATAGCTTTGGAAACTAATAGTGATACCGCAGAAAAAATTATAGAAGCAGTGATATTATAAGGATCTAAAATGCCAGTCGGTGATTTAATTTCAACAACAGATTACAATACGATTCGAACTACTATAACTCAAATAGTTGGCACCGGAGCAGCCAGTCGCGGATACGGACAGGCAATAAATGCTACTTCGGCAGTTACCACAGCGAATCAGGTTACTAAAGCTCAATGGGATCTTTTGAGATATGATATCTATAATGCACTACTACATCAAACTGGATCTGTACCTAGTATCAACACAGTGGCGGTCGGTGATGTTGTGAGATTTGGTGTAGCTTATCCTAACTCACAGTATAGCACATTAGCTACAACCGCAGACACTAATAGATTTAACGTAGGAACTGGACAATTTCTTGAAAATCTAAATGTAGCATCGAGAACTACCACAGACGGATGGTCGAGCCAGGCCTATTGCGACATTACTGTGACTTTTGGTACAGCAGAGCAGGCTAGATATTTCTTCAATAGCGGCGGAAAAGTTAAAATAACAACTTCTAGAACTGGAGGTTCTGGAACTTCTCAAAATTCATCCTGGAGTTCAGTACTATCCGGAGCAGGCACACGAAATTATGAAGGTATCGGTTATTATTCTTTAAACACTTCATTTGCTACTTATTATACTGCTACAGCTACTGGTGTTTATTCAGCTAATACTTATAGGTTACAGGCCAAAGTCAATGTTGCAGATAATTCTTCAGGAGCAGCTACAATATTGACTATCAGGGTCCTATTGACAGATCCCTATACAGACCCACCAGTAATAGGCCCATCGGGACCAGTAGCTCCTTCTGGACCGTTTCCACCAAGCGACGGAGTTGACGGAACATTGACTACTCGTGTTGATGAAGTAAAAGCCACGGGTTTTTTACAACCAACAGGCGCAGCTTGGTCTATGACCTCACCGACTTTCTCAGCAGGATCCTGGGTACGTTCATAATTTTTCCCCTTGTTTGATCTCCAATAAATAAACTACACAGTTTATTATGGAGAAATCATGGATTCTAGATTAGAAAAAGCACTGGCCTTTTCAAATTATAATAAAACTCTAAATCTTAAACGTACCACGCTGAAAGAAAAATCAGACGCTAAACTCGTATTGGCGTATAAAGGTGGTATATTTAAAGCAGAAAGATCATTGATCGTATTTGCGCAGATGCTAATAGATCAGGGTCGAGCAGATAATATTCCCTTATTAGACATCAATGACAATCCAATATTAGTAGAAGATCTCAATGAGTTTAAAAATTTGTTATTGGACAAATATTTCGATGTAACTCTGGAGTATTACAGAGAATATCAAAAAATTAAACGAAGTCGTTCAGTGGAAACATTGATAGATCTATGAATAAGGGTGTAGTATTAATCGTTCATGATAACGGAACTGTAGATTATTCTGCTCTTGCGATCCTTTCTGCTAGATTAGTAAAAAAACATCTTAAAGTTCCAGTTAGTATCATAACAGACGAATATACTTTAGAAAATTTAAAGCAAAAAATAAATTCAATTGAATCATTGTATGACAAGGTAATTCTGACCGTACCGCCAGTAAAAAATAATAAACGTGTTATCTTTCATGGTGACAACTATAAGTCTATGTCGTTTATGAATCAGACTAGGTCTTCGATCTGGGAATTGACACCATATGAAAGAACTTTAATGATTGATGTAGATTATTTAATTTTTTCAGATAGTTTATCTAACTATTGGCAATCTGATGAGGATTTCCTTATAGCATCCAGTGCCTCGGAAGTGTTAAACAAGCGATTAGGAGTTTCAGACAAACGTATCTCAGACACAGGTCCTCATATGTACTGGGCCACTACGGTAATGTTTACTAAAAATTCAAGAACAAAAATATTATTTGATCTAATAGAGTATATCAAAGAAAATTACTTGTATTTTTCTGAAATTTATAAATTTGATACCAAGACATTTAGAAATGATATTGCTTTTAGTTTAGCCAAACATATTATAGACGGGTTTAGTTCTCCTAAGGGGCAATGCCTCCCCCCAGTACTAACCATGTTTGATAAGGATTTATTACTCGATGTTAAAAATCAATCTTTAAAATTTATAGTACATGATTGGGATCAGGGAGATATTTTAATTGATATTGCTGATAGAGATATTCATTTCATCAACAAACAAACTATTATAGATAATTATTCTTCTTTAATGGAATTAGCAGAATGAATTTTGGGTATTTGATAATAGCATCTAAAAACGATTCTTATGATTATGTCAAGATGGCATATCTTCTGGCTTTAACTATCAAACTGACACAAAAAGAAGGATATGATCAAATAGCTTTAGTTACTGATGATTATGATGTTGATGCTTTTAAATCTCCGTGGGTGTTTGACCGCGTTATAAAAACTTCCTTAAAAGAAGGTTGGGATTCTAGAATAGACATGCAGGATCTTTCTCCGTGGGACGCTACAGTATGTCTAGATGCAGATATGATTTTTCTGAGAGATATCAGTCATAATATTAAACATTTTTTAGATAATCACGATTTGTACATATCCAATCGAGCCTATACCTATCGAGGTGAATTAGTTACTTCTGATTTTTATAGAAAAACTTTTACTAAAAATGGCCTTCCGAATTTATATTCGTATTTTACATTTTTTAAAAAAAATAAATTTATATCTAATGAATTTTTTAACTTGTGTAAAGAAATCAATGAATATAAAGAAGAATTTAAAAATTTATTTTTATCTGAGCATATACCAAAAGATTTAGGTACAGATGAAATTTTTGCACTGGCTTCTAAGATACTAGATATAGATTCCGAAATTGCTTATCCTTTATGTTTTCCTAGGGTAGTGCATTTAAAACCGATGATACAAAATTGGCAAGATCCTGGAGGTCCAGTTACTAATAGTGTTGGTTTTTATTTAAATCTTGATGCAGAATTAAAAATCGGAAATTATCAACAGTCTGATATTATACATTATCAAGAAAAACATTTGGCCAATGATGAAACCATAAGCATAATGGAGAATGCACTATGGAAGAAGTAATGGATTTTGATCTATGGCTAGAATCTCAAAAAAATCTCAAACCTAAATTTTATCTGATCTATAACGAATCTGGATTAGTAACAGGAATATATCCTGAATCGGCCGCCTCTGAAATATCAAATAAAATAGAATTATCTGAAGAACTGCGATTTCAGTTAGATTCCGGAGAATCTAGAATAGATTCATATAGAGTAGACATTGTTACAAAGCAACTAGTAATATTAGAAAGTATAAAGTTTTTTCCTTTATTGATTCGAGCCACTGATATGTCTTACAGCGGCGATAAAAATTTTGAGGTATATATAACATATAACCGACAAGAATCTCTAGCTGTGATAGAGCTATCATCTAATCTCGGAGGTACAAGACAGGATCAAACAGAAAGAAGGATGTTAGATATTCATCCCGAACTAACGATGAGATTATATTTTACAGATTATAATGATCCTAATATACTACATGATAAGATTGAGATACGAGTACAGGATTTACTAAAGGATCGTGTATCTAAAAAAATAGAATTGCTTCCAGAAAGATTTGGAGTTTTTACCAAACGTCTATTTGATAGATATGGATTTGAAATAAATGAAAATTAGTGAATTTGATTTTATATTTTTAAGTTACGATGAGCCTAACGCTGATCTGCACTATGCTGACCTTTGTAATAAAGTTCCTTGGGCCAAGCGTGTTCATGGAGTAAAAGGATCAGACGCTGCCCATAAATCTGCTGCAGAACTTTCTGAAACCGATTGGTTTGTAAGTGTTGATGCTGATAACATCGTCGATCTTGATTTTTTAGATCAAGAAATAGAATTCAATGATGATATAAAAGTTTTTAGCTGGACTGGCAGAAATCAGCTCAATGGGCTTCGTTACGGAAACGGCGGACTAAAATTGTGGAACAAACAATATGTACTCGATATGAAAAGCCACGAAGCTGCCGATACAAAAAATTCCGAAGTTGATTTTTGTTGGGAATCAGTTTATAGACAATATCCCGAAAGTTACAGCAAAGTAGTTATAACAGGCAGTCCTTTCCAAGCATGGAGAGCAGGATTCCGCGAAGGTGTGAAAATGACTTTGGTAGATGGAATTAAAGTTGAACCCTATGAAATAAAAAATCGTGTATGGTGGCATAATCTTCATAGACTAAGAATATGGTCAACTGTAGGTACACATGATGAAAATGGAATTTATGCTGTATATGGTGCAAGATTGGGTACCTGGTTAGCAAATTGCACAGATTGGAATTATGTAGATGTTCGAGATTTTGAAATGCTTAAAGGTATATATTTTCAGTACGGTAAGCCCTACGAAGATGTAGACAGTGATGGACTAGTTGAAGAAATTAAATCTCTCGGTGAAAAGATAAAATTAAATCTGGGGTTAGATTGGCCGTGGCTCGATGCAGACCAAAGCAGTTACACTTTAGGTTTATATACAGAAACACTGAAAATGGCACAGACCTATTATAGAGTTCACTAATGTACGAAATTATATTTTTAAGTAATAATGAGCCTTATAGCGACAATCATTGGAATAAATTAAAATCTAGATTTCCGACAGCTATCAGGATCAACGGCATACAGGGAATTCATGAAGCTCATCAAGAAGCAGCACGTCGAGTTATGACATCTAATTTTTGGGTAGTTGATGCTGATGCTGTGATCGTGGACGAATTTAATTTCGATTATGAAATTTCTAAATACGACACGAATTCTGTACACATATGGCACAGTAGAAATCCCGTAAATGATTTAGAATATGGATATGGTGGAGTAAAACTTTTTCCTAGAAGTGCAGTTCTCAATTCTGAAAAAAATTCTATAGACTTTACTACCGGTTTAGAAGTCGGAGTAAAAATAATTCCCGAGGTAGCGAACATTACAGTATTTAATTACAATGAATTCTCAACATGGAGGTCAGCATTTAGAGAGTGTGTAAAATTGTTATCAAGTAAAATAAAAAATTCTAACGAAATTGAAAATAATAGAAGATACGAAATTTGGGCTACGACGGGCAAAGACAGACAACACGGTGAGTATTCTATTAAAGGATCTAAGGATGCAAAAATTTTTGTAGATCAATTTATCGACGATTTCGAAATGTTAAAAAAAATCAACGATTTCGACTGGTTAGAAAATTATTTTCATATATCATCGAATATAAGATCTCAAAAAAATACAGTATGTGCAGTTCCCTGGATGCATCTCAACTTTGAACCAGCAGGTAATGTTATTCCTTGTTGTCTAACATCAACATTTAATTATAATGCCGGGGATCTAAGCACACAGAC